TCTGTCATGTTATCTGCATAACGAACACGCAATGTGTGGATCTGTGCAACAGGTCCGGTCATTGGCTGAACGCCAACAATTTCGTTAGCAATAACAGTTGGCATTACACGACGAATAACTGGCAAAATTACACGGTTAAGTGTAGACATGTTACCAGATGCAGTAGCGCCAGAAGAAGCTGTTTCAGCCAAATTCTTACGTGTGTTTTCTAGGATTACGCCCATTGTGGTGCGACGTGAGCCTTGCAGGCCTTCAAGCAGGGCGTCTTTAGTTTCGCCCCAACGGCTTTCTAATAGTGATTGTGTCATTTTCTTTCCTTTAAGGTTTAACTATTTTATCTCAACCCTGCCAAACGGCGCAAATCAACAACATTTGTGTCATTGGTTGCCAGTGTTTTAGCAGTCTTATCCCCAGTGACTGCAACATGCGATTCTGTCAAAGTGGCCGAAGCTTTTTCTTTAACCGAAGCAGTTGTTAGTACAGCCGGTAGATACTTATCAAATGCAGTCTTTAATTTTTCAGTCTGCACATTTTCAAGAAGTTCGCGCATAACCACTTGCTTCTCACGATTCAGAGTACCTAATAATCCGTGGATTACTTCTTTACGATCAATACTCTCCTTGATCACGCGAATCTCGCGCTCTTTCGATTCAACAATTTGTTGAGCATTTTTTGCAGCTTTAGAAGCTTCAGTGATTTGCCCTTGTTGGTGATCAATAACTTGTTTTAGTTGTTGCAGTTCGCGATTCTCATTGAGATGAGTCAATGAAAATTCTCCTGCAAAAGCTTCGAAAATTCGACGCCCAAACATGTTCTCGCGAGCATGTTGGATATCTTCTTTGAGTTGTGTTAGTTCCGTACCTAGTTTGGCGGATACTGATTCTTTGACTAGTCGTGCGCTGCTTTCAATAAAACGGCTTTGTAGATTTGTAATTTTTTGTCTGGCTTCTGCAACCAAACGTACTTTAGTTTCTACAACAGCTTGTTTATCTTGTGCAAATTCACGGATTTCTTTAGCAAGGGAGTGAACAATAAATTTTTCAAGCCTTTGATAATTTTCCTGTTGAATCATGCGGTCTTTGTGTAGTTCCTTAACTTCTTCTGCAAGTTTTTGCACCATGAAGTTATTGAATCTACCAGCACTTTCCATCATGTGATTTTTTACTCTCACACGATCTTCTACGACTGCTTTTTTCTCGCCAACAAATTCTTCAATTTCTGTAGCAAGACTTTCAGTTACCATTTTGTCTAGGGCTTGAACCATTACTTGTTTATCATGATTGTATCGGCTGGCCATCTCTTCACGCAATTCAGCGCGAATAGTTTCACGGGCTTCAACCAATTTTGTTTCCCATGCTTCGTTAATGGCTGAACGAGTTTCCTCATTGACAATGCCACTATCTAACAATGGTTTGATAGCATCAAACATAGCTGTTCTCCTATAATTTTAAGTCTCTAATCAAGCGAGTTACCTGCTCTTTTAGATACTTTTGCACTTTCTTATCGTCTTGAACATCACGAGCAATATCCAGCGCCTTGTGACCGTGGCGCATATTCAACAGACCTTCGTAGATGGCTGTGGGATATGCATGTGGTGCACTTGGTTGTGCTACAATATCAACTGTAACTATTTCAAAGTCACTAACATGCCCAGTGCCTTCGTTGACGTTACCGCTACCGCGGCTTGAAACACCTAATTTAACACCACTTTCTAACATGGTACGGACTAATTGTCCCATAGGGGTTGGTAGAATCTTCAATTTGCCGTGTCCGGCAGGACCGTCCATCCACATTTGTTCAATCATATGTGAAACACGATCTAAATTAATCTTTAAGTCATCAGGGTGATCTACTTCGCCTAAAACAGAGTATCCACCTTTGATTTGTTCATTGATTGCGGAAACAGCTTTGCCAATTTCATTAACAGGATAAACACGCTCATTTGCGTTCTTTACCCCGCCTTCAATGAAAATACCTTTCATATAAAGATTCTTACCCGTGCCTTCACGATTTTCCTCAAAGAGGACTTCCATCTTTGCATGATCAAAGGTAAGATTTTCTTTTAGATATAAAGCCATTGTATTTGCCTATTAGCGAATTTTGCCGCCAACCAAACTCTTGGTACTGACAGGCATTTTGCCATCAGTTGTCTGACCTTCTTTGCCATGTTGTTTTTCGTAGCTAGTAGACTTGTTTGTATACCCTTTGGTTTTTGCACCAGGAACATTTTCAAAGTTTCCTGCACCAGGAAGATTGCCTTTACCTTTGGAATATGCGTTGCTTGGCTGTGAAAATTGCTTGCCATCAGGTGATTGCTCTGCACCGCCTCTGGCAATATTAGCAGAAGAACCGCCCATATTGTTTTTACCAGCTACAATACTTTGCTTGTTAACTGCAACAGAACCATTGTGTCCAACTTCGCCGCCTTCGGCAGTGCCTTTTTTCTCAGCACCGTGACCATTGGCAACTTTTTCAACATACTCACGAACCATGTCGCTATCGCCGCCCATGTCATGAATACCTGGGTGATCACCTTCTTCGGCTTCTTCACCAGCAACCAGTTTGTCAAATTCTGCTTTGAGTTCGTCTAATGCCGACTCTAGATCCATGATACGATCTTCTTGGCTTGAGCCCGATTCACCGTCATCGTCCATTTCTTCGTCATCCATGTCCATTTCTTCGTCATCCATGTCCATTTCTTCGTCATCCATGTCCATTTCTTTGTCGCCCATGTCCATTTCTTCGTCATCCATTTTGCCTTCGGCCTCAGGTAATCCTTCGCTGTCAGTTTGAATGTCATTGACTAGATCTTCGATTTGATTTTGATCACCGTGTACAGATTCATCAAAATCATTTTCATCTATTAGATTTTCATAGATTTCGCGTGATTTCTCAACAACGATTTGATGGAAAAGTTCACGTGCTTTGTCTTCTTGCTCATTGATGATAAATTCAATCAGCTGTTCGTATTGGTTCATAGGAGCTCCTTGTAATTAAGTATTCGCTTAAAGATATTTACGATATATCGTAATATTATGCTTTAAATGGGGGGTTTTTGGGGGATTTTGACTCAAAGCCCAGGCGGTCCGCCGGCTTCCATTGATGGGCGGTATTGTTTTGCCACATCCTCAACTTCTTTTTGACGCTCAAATTTTCTAAGATCATTCATGACCCTGAGACGTTTAATCTGAGACAATGTCAATCTACTTTTACGCAGGTCTGACATTTTTTGTCCAGAGTTATCGTCTTTTTCTGTGTGGTAACCTGTATTATTTTTTAGGTCAAAAATTTCAGTAATAAACATAGCGTATTTACCAATCTAACTTAGAATCACATCAATCATGTAATCATGTATTAGCAGGAGCATTACCGGCTGCTGCCCCTGGGCCGGCTGGCGTATTCGGAACTACTCCTCCTGCACCGCCGGGTGTACCTGGTCCGGCATTGCCGTCTGGGCCAACAGTGCCGTCTGGGCCAGCTGTACCATCAGCACCTGCCAATGCATCAGCTTGAGCAAGATCTCCACTGATTACTCCTGGTGTAATACCTACACTGCGCAATCCAATGTCGGCCTGCCCGCCAGGAGTTTTACTTTCACCTTGTTCTTCTAACCATTGCTCTTCGTTTTCTGTCATTTCTTGCTCAGTCAGTCCCAAATAACGTTTCATTAAGAAACGTTTGGAGAAGTATTGGAACCCTTCCAACTGTGCATATGTTGCAATTCTAGCAGTATCAATTTCAGTCTGGCGATATTGTGCAAAATTCTGTGGTTCGTTTAATCGTAATTCAAATAATTGGCTATCAATGTTTATACCTCTCCAGCGCATGAACATCTTAAATTCTTTATCCAATGTTCCAGAAATCATATTTTGTAGTCTGATACAATAACGATTAAAACGCCACTCTTGAATCAATGCAGTACCCACTCGACCATCTGTAATTGATGCTGTCCCGTCATCTGCACCTGTTGGTAAGTAACTACTTGGAATTCTTAATCCACGAAATAACTTGTTGGTAAAGAAACGTAAATCGGTAATTTCTCCTAGGTTTTGTCCACCAGGTAATACTTCAACTTTGCTGCCCCGACCTTCAGCTGTCTGAGGAAAGAAAAAGTCTTCATTTGTGCTAATAGGATTGTATGTGGCATCCATCAT